TATTGCTCCACACACAGCATCAGCCAAGTCCTTTGACTTTTTGCGGGGGTGGTCAACTCTATCATTTTTCATAATCTTTAACTGTGTTAGTTCATCAAACAATAAATCAATTGCAGGCATAGCAAGTCTTTCCTCATATACAAGCATTGCCATGTCTTCATAGTGCTTCTTGGCAACAGAAACAGTATCAGTTTTCATTCCCACCTGCTTTAGTTCATTTTGAATATCAAATGACTGCCAACGGTCAAAGGAAACCATGCCAATATCAAACCCTATTCTTCTAAGGTTTTGAATCCATTGCTTAACTTCTGAAAGATTAACTGGGCCTTCGATCTTTGGTTCCCACCATGCTACTGCATCTACTACTACAATTGGTGCTACTTGTTCATAATTATTAATGACTTGTATGTTTACCCATTTTTCTACATGTGCAATAGCAACTGCACACTTGTCATGCTTCTGGGCAAGGTCAGCGTGTACATAATACTTCTTAGTTGGATCTGGCTTAAAGGCTTCGTCAAACCTTCTAAAGTTATCTACAGGATTTCTAAGTGTCATGCAGGCTCTTACCTTTTCCTGTTGCTTAAAGAATGCATCAGAAGCAAAGGTTGGTACGCATGTAAAGCGCATCATTGCATCTCCAAGGTCAGTCATAAAAGCAATCTTAAAATCATCAATCTGTCTTGTTGGGTTTACTTCCCATGTAGGTCTTTTTAGTGCAAAGACTCCTGGATATTTGTATGAGATGATGTGGTCTTCATCCCAGGAAATTTCAAACTTATTATTTGGGTCTGTGTCTGGTAGCAATGGATTAATTATAAACTCGTGTGTTCTTTCAATTACTTCTTTCTCAGCAACGACTGCGTCGTACTTCTCTGAGATATAATCTCCTGGGTATCTTGGGAATGAAAGCAAAACAACCTTACCAAGGTCTGGAAAGCGAGAGTCAACTGATCCACGGAAAGCCTTGTAGATATTTTCAGCAGTCTTTCCTTGTTCGTTACCTGTTCCAACCTCAGATGCAAAACCAGAAATCTCATCGAGAACAGCAAGAAGAAGGTTTAGTCCCTCATGAGACTCTCTTTCTGAGTGACCAGAGTAAACAGTTATAGACTTATCAAACTCAACTGAGTCTGCTTTTGCATAATACTTTCCAGCAAACCAAGGAGATCTTTCAATCTTTGATTTAAAACCTTTAAAGAAAACATTCTTAGCCTGCTGTGCGTTAATAGCAACGTTAATTAAATCAATAGCATCTCCTGCTGGTTTGCCAAAGTACTTTGCTGGGTCTTTCAAACATAAAAGTTTGTATACAATATATGCACACGCCACTGTTGATACGAAGTCTTTTCCAGATCCCTTGCCAAGTTGCAGGATAATCTCATTCTTGGTATATTTTTCAAAGTATCTTGTACCTTCTTCTTCTCCCATTATGTCAATAAGGTCTTCTTTACGATATATCTGACTCATCGCTTCAACAATGTCATATTGTATATCAGATAGTCCAGGTTGGCCTAGGTATGCCTCACCTTCAACAAATGTTTTTGCATTTACTGGTGTCTCTTGAAAATGATTATCCTTAAGTACTTCAAAAAAATCATTGAACGTCGTGGACAACTGTAATCACCTCGTTGTCTTTTGCAAACGAAGAAAGTCTACGCATTATCTCATCACGAACCTGTGGATACTCAGATGCAATATCTTTTAATATTAAAACAAGAACCTCTTGACGTCGCTCAATCTCCATCATCTCTTCTGCCAACTCTTTATTCTCAAGTAGGCCAGCCTTTTGTAGCATGTCAATACGCTTAGACTCAATGTCCATTACAAGTTTGATAGCAGCAGTCTTTGCGCTAAGATTGTTTGTCATTGATGCTTCATCAATAACTTCATATGTACGAGACACTAACTTACTGTAGTGTGTGTCAGCAGCAGCAAGGGCTTCTTTAGCACGAGCACGGATAGCATCATTGGCAGATGCCATAACCTTCCACTCATTAATAAGCGTTACGACTCTTTGTCTTGGTATTGAAAGTTGCTTAGAGATTACAGTTGGGTCATTTCCCTTAAGGTATTCTTCTACCACTTGATTTACTTGATCAAGGTGCTTAACTAGATCATCTTCAGTTGACATATTTTCCCTCTAGTCTATTTATTTCATCCTTGATATAAAAAATTGCTTTCTCAAGATCTTGTATTGTTTTTGCCTCATCTTTAAGTCCTGCTCTCCACAAATACTTAAAGGCATTCCCAATATTAAAATTACGATGGCGAGTTATCTCAATGCACTCAATACCAGATGGGTCTGATGTGTAGTGTAAAGGATTATTAACTTGGTCAACTGTTATGTTTAAGTTATCACTCATCGTCTGACTCCCAATCAAATGCTTCTGGAATTCCTTTTAATGCAGCAAAGGCAAAAGCAAAACCAACAGCGCCTGCCACAGCAAGTGCTACTAACGCTTTCTCAACTTTATTCATCGTTTCGACCTCCTTAATCCAAACTTAGCAAGGTATACGTAAATAGTTTCTAGACTAACTCCGCACTCCTTTGCAATCTCTTCTGGAGTCTTCTTATCCATAAGATACCTCTTACGCATAAAAGTCTCGCTTGTATATAGTTTAGCAGCCATGATACTATTTGTCAACTCCAATTGCTTTCCCCCAGTTTTTTATAGCCCAATGACCAATACCACAAGCATCGGCAACATCATTATCAGTAATAGTTCTATCATATATAGTATTAATAAATCTTATAGTTCTTTCTTTACGAAGATTTCTTTCATAAGTCTTATACCAAGAAACTGATTTTCCAGGATGTTGTGAACGAATAAATAGTTGTTCATCTTTAGATATCTTTTTGTTTCCTATGTAGTTTTGCCAAGTGATTGGGGAAACAGTTCCTATTACTTTGGTTCCAGTTTGTCCAGCAGCACCAAGAATTGCTCCCTGGACTAAGGCAAGATCTGCAGCAGTCTTTGGGCTATTCATAAATACGGTGTGCTCAATAATTATTGCCTCAAACCCACCGTATATATCAAAAAATCCTTTTACTTTTTTACCTGCATCCATTACTTTTTCGTAGGTATTGTTTCCTTCAAAAGTAATCTTGCCAACTGACTCAAGGTCTTCTCCAGAAAATAAAGAAAAAGCAAGGCTATTGGTACTAGCATCAATAGCACAAATTTTATGTGGCTTTACTTCTAGTCCCCATTTATTCTTTACCATTTAATTTTCCTTTTATTTCTTTGATTGCCTTGCTTACCGCATCTGGATTTATTTCACAGGAAGAACATATTGAGTAGTCATTATATATAGATAGAGGCGTAGAGCAGGACTTGCAAAGCCTTGTCTTGCCTTTTCTTTTTTGTCTTTTTGAATGCAAATATCTTTCAGCAATTTTTTCTTTTGTTGCTAGATCTCTACACTCTGGAGAACAATATATTTGATAAGATACTGACTGCTCAAAGTTTTTATCACAAAATTTACAATTCTTCACCGAGAATCTCCAAGGGCGCTATTTTTAGTACGCCTGGACCTGCAGACTCACATGCTTTTTTAATTGGGCATGACTTGCATATCTTGGAATTTGATCTATAGTTTTTGTTTGGCAGGGTTTTGTCTTCCCATGTCTTTCTAACTAGTCTCATCCAATCAAATGCCTGGTCTACCCACCGACGGTAATGATCGTTTACATCTACAGGGATCAAAAGGAGTTCATGATTATTTTTGTTTTCATAAATCATTACACCAGTTGGTCTCTTTAAGATTTTCATATAAATAAGCAACTGCATTAAGTGACCAGTCTTGGCCTTGCCTGATGCTTTTCTATATTCAAATCCTTCGTTCATCATTGTTTTAATTTCACCAATGAGTTCTTCTCCTTGCCAATTAAACATGACATCCCCATACCCAAAGATAGGAGGATCTTCATTTATAATCTTAAACTCTGTCGTTGCTTCATTATTTTCATCACGGAAAACCTTAACTATGCCAGCGTTAAGCATTGCGTTTTGAATTCGTGCATGTGATAGCGTTCCTGCAGTCATATTTGCAGCAGCGTATGCATCTGCATTATCTTCAAACATTTGACCATCAAAAGCAAGATACCAATATCTAGCACACTCCCCATGGCCATATGCAATAGTAGATGGAGCAAAAGTCTTCTTTGTTGTGTGCTTGTCTACACGAGTAATCGTATAGCCCTCTTTAATCTTTGCCTCAAGTCCCGCTATATCCATGCGGTGAATAGGCTTTTCTTCTGGCTTAATCATAACCGTATGTAGTAAATTTTTCGTCATCGTTTCTCGTTTCTATTAGTATAAGTATAGCAGATTAGCGTGTAATATATTTGAGTGCAGACACTAAATTATTAAGCGACTCTGCTGCCGTATAATAAAGATTCTTCTTTCCACGATCTGACTTGTCCACATTGGCCATCCAGGTAGCCTTAAAAGCCATCTTTGCTGCAATTGCTTGAAGCCTTACGATTTCTATATGGGCCACATTCAAAGGAATGTCTGGCTTTATAATTAGTTTAGCAATCATTGTTAGTGCAACTGTAAGTTCTTCATCCTGCATATAGTCTGCAATCTCTGACAAACCATTTACCATATCTATTGTTGTTCCTTGTTGTTCCATTATTCCTCCACTAGATCTTCTAATATACTCATCTCAATTATAGCAAGTCTTACCTTTGCGTTACCCTCGCCTATTACGACAACGATGGCTGGGTCTTTACCGTTCTTCATGGCATCAGTGGTAGCCTTTGCCCAAACCTCTTTATTCAAAGTAAAAGACTTTCCAACTTCTTTAAAGTCTACTACAAAGTTTTTCCAGGAAGCATCACCCTTTTGGGTATTACGACCAGAGTTCTTGTGCTGCTTGGCACCTATTCTCTTAGACTCACTCTTCTCTGTCATTGCCCTTGTATTTCTGCTTGCCAAACTTAACACTACTTATGTGCTTGCTTGGACACATCCATGTTGCTGTTTTTGTTTCGGGATAAAGTCTTAGAGATCTTACCTCTGCCTTACATTCATGGCATACAAATTTACCGTGATAGACTGTAAAACTACCCATTTAGTTTATCCTTGATTGACTGTTGCAAATCAAGATCCTCCCTTACACGATTAACAAATGCCTCTTTACCCTGAACCTTAGAACCATCAGGAAGTATGTACCAAGCACCAGTGCGCTCTACGATGCCATTTAGTTCTGCTGTAGTAACCAAATCACCAATGGTATCAAGACCAATATCGTCACCTCTAAAGTAAAAGTCATACTCACCAGACTGGAACCCTGGAGAGGTTTTGGAGAACTGGAGTTCCCACTTAATAGTTCTACCAATTTTTTCTTCAATTA